AGATTTATTGATATAGAAAAGGAACACCGCGGACGGCTTGATGAGTTAAAACAGTATAAGTGTGATGCAACTGATTTGTTATTCGATTTGCATGCTCCTCTTGGTAGTAAGCTATTGAGAGCTGAATACATCTTAGGCATGACTACACAGCAAGCATGTGCAATTTACGAGGAACATTTTAAAGAAAGACAAGCCTTGAGATATAGAGATGAAGCATTTATTGAAGTAGCCAAAAAGATATCACAAAATGTCAGTAAATGTCAGTAAATGTCAGTAAATGTCAGTAAATGTCAGTATATCTATAATTTGCTATTAGGTATAATATATATGTAGAAGTTGCCACTAAGCGACTTGTACTCACTCTTTCCTTGTAAAGGTAAATCAAAACACAACAACAAGCGCACCCACATAAGAGTGCGCCTTTGTTGTATATGGGCGAAATGTGGTGTGGGACAATTCATCGATGGACACAAAGTAGCAGCGCAACCATATATTGATTAATGAGTGAAAAACAATACTTTTTTCTAATTTCAACTAAAGTATATGTTAAGAGAAAACTTGTAAAAATTACTGCAAAACTGATATGGGTAGGTCGAATATTTTCAACATAGCTTATTGACCTTAAATACGAACCTACCCTAATTGGTTTTTACATGCTGAATACTGACAACTAACTGGGCCTCCAAAGATTAGTCATATATTCTATTGTTACTTAACCTAACACAAGTACGATTCATAATAGTTAGTTGTTGGTATTGAGTGTGTAATGATCATTGAAAACTAGGTGCTTTTATCTATTTAACTTTGTTTTTCATAGTTGAAACTTAAATTGCGTAAATTGTCATGTCATCAACAACGCACCTAGTTTTGAGTGATTAATGCAATCAAAATGAATAAAACTATCACATAATGAGGTATATCTACGTGGATATATCTCATTTTTTGTATAAATCTATCAAAACAGGGAAAGGGTATGACTGAGATAAGATGTTGTAAGCATAAGTGCTTGAACAACAAAAAGGGTATATGTACCGCAAAGGTAATTGAATATGATGGACTGTGTCAAACATATATAACACATGGCGGTGCTAGTAAATGTAATCACGGCTTGTGTGTACGATCACATGGCAAACTCAAAAGGAAAGGTGGCGAAGTGTTGAAATGATTAAAGCAATCAAACAATTCATTGAAGATAGAAAGCTATGTGGTGATAACTTGCTAACTATCATTGATTATTTAGCTATTCTATGTGCGGTATTAATCGCAATGGCCATAGTGTGGTGTTGGATGTGAATTACCAACCAACAATAAGAAAGCTATTAACAGCATTACGGATGAATGGTAGGCGGTACGTGGTTGATACAAGGCAATCGTGGAGCAAATATGATAAGCCTTGTAAGGTATACATAGTCAGTCGAATGTACACAGAGGAAGAGTACAAATTAACATTCCCTCACAAATACAAGAAAGGGAAAACGTTCAAGCAAGGACAACTCTATAAAAAAGAAAGTGAGTATAGCAGTACTAAGCAATATGAAGTACTGCTATTTTTAGTTAAGACATATAAAGGTGGTGAGTAACATTGACGAATATTGAAGAATTAGCACAAAAACTAACTAAGAAAGAACGCATATTCGCTGATGAATACGTTAAGACCACCAATGGAACACAAAGCGCAATTACTGCTGGATATTCGGAAAAGACGGCAAGTGTAACAGCTAGCAAGATGCTAAGAAAACCTAAGGTGCGCCAATACATAGATGCAATCATGAATGAGCGCAGCAAAAACACAATCGCAACTGCTGATGAGGTGCTACAGTATCTCACTAGAGTTATGAATGGCGAAGAAAAAGATGCGTTTGGTTTGGATGTATCTGTTAATGATAGAACGAAAGCAGCGGAACTATTGGGTAAACGTCATATGCTATTTACTGATAAAGTCAAACTTGATGCAGAAATAGAGATTGATATATCAGACCGCATGAAACAAGCAAGGGTGAAATCAGATGAAGTACAACAAGGCACAACTAATTGATGCGTTGGGTTCGTTTACTCATGATCCATTAGGCTTTGTATACTTTGCTTTCCCTTGGGGTGAAAAAGGAACACCATTAGAAAAGTTTGATGGTCCTGATGAATGGCAAATCAAAATCTTAAAAAAGATTGGTGATGAATTAAAGAAAGGTAAAAGCCTTTCAAAGGCAATTAAAATTGCAATCGCATCAGGTCATGGCATCGGAAAATCAACATTAGTATCGTTTCTTATTTTATTTGCTATGGCTACACATGAAAATACAAGAGGTGTAGTTACTGCAAATACAGAAAAGCAGTTATCGTCTAAAACATGGTCGGAGTTGAGTAAATGGTACAACCTGTTTATAGGTAAAGAATTATTTATTTATACGGCTACTGCGTTATTTAGTGCTGACAAACAGTATGAAAAAACATGGCGTATTGATGCTATTCCGTGGAGCGAAAGTAACCCTGATGCATTCGCTGGTTTGCATAACCAAGGGAATCGCATCCTTATCATATTTGATGAGGCATCTTCTATAGCTGATATCATATGGGAAGTTGCAGAGGGTGCTTTAACTGATAAGGAAACAGAAATAATATGGTGTGCCTTTGGAAACCCTACTAAAAATAGTGGACGTTTTAGAGAATGTTTTAGAAAGTATCGCAATTACTGGCACACAGAACAAATTGATAGTAGAACTGTTAAAGTTTCAAACAAAGATTTGTTAAATGAATGGGTTGAACTCTATGGGGAAGATAGCGATTTTGTAAAAATTCGTGTTAGAGGCATTTTCCCTAGTGCATCCGATACTCAGTTTATATCCGCAACAATAGTAGATGAGGCACAAAAGCGAGATTACAAAATTGGTCAATTTAATAACCTACCAACGATCATTGGTGTTGACCCAGCATGGACTGGTAGCGATACCTTAGAAATCGTAATGCGTAATGGCTACTATATGAAGTGCTTAGCCACTATTGAAAAGAATGACGATGATATGCGAATGGCTAACCTCATTGCACAATTTGAGGATGAATACAAAGCGGATGCGGTGTTCATTGACCAAGGCTATGGAACTGGTATATATAGCATCGGCAAATCAATGGGTAGAAAATGGATATTGGTTGCCTTTGGGGGTAAAGCACCTAAAGATGTGTACTTGAATATGAGGGCATATATGTGGGGACAGATGAAAGAATGGCTAAAGGAGGGTGGTTCTATTCCACCGAATGATCAAGGGTTATATGATGATTTAACCGGTCCAGATGCTATCATTGATAAGAATGGACGCATCCAACTCGAAAGTAAGGAAAGTATGAAAAAGCGTGGTTTGCCATCACCGAATAAAGGCGATGCATTAGCCTTGACGTTTGCGGCGCGCGTCGTTAAAAAAAGCGAAACAGGCAACAGGATTGTAGCTAATACAAGTTACAATCCTTTTTAATTGTAGAAAGTGAGGGATAAAGATGTGTATGAAAGGTGCATCTGCTAACTATACACCACCTGCTCCGGCTCCGACTGTTCAGACAAATATGAGTAATCAGACTGGTGAGGAAATGGCAGAAACTAAACGCAAGTTCAAACGTGGCTTTGAATCTACTATCTTAGGTCCGACTGCGAGCGGTCAGAAATCAATTTTAGGGGGATAGCATGGCGGAAATGGAATCTTTACTGGCGAGACAACCTACAGAAGGTGTTAAGCCTGTTAGACGTGATTATACGAAGTTGAGAAAGAAATTTTCGCAACTATTTAACGCACAGCAACGATACGTTAATAAGTGGAAGCAGTTGCGTGACTATCAGTTGCCGTTTATTGGTCAATTTGATGGTGAAGAGGACCAGTCTGAACCTTACAATGGTAAAATCCTAAACCCTGTAGCTTGGGAATCATGTCAGATATTTGCCAGTGGTGTTATGAGTGGCTTAACACCTCCGAGCCGTAAGTGGTTTAAGCTAACGATGGAAAACATCGACGTAGCAGCTAATAGCCAAGTTGCTGAACTATTGGATGAACGTGAAGAGATTTTGTATGCGGTTCTCGCTAAATCCAATTTCTACAGCGTAGTTCACCAAGTTTATATGGAATTGCCCATGGGGCAAGCACCTATGGGGATATTTGCTGATAGTGAATCTGGTGTTCGTTTTACATCATATCCGATAGGAACCTATGCTATCAGCACCAACAGTAAGGAAACTGTAAATATCTTTGGTCGTAAATACAAAATGACAGTAGATCAGATTGTCGAACAGTTTGGGTATGATAACTGCCCAGATAACGTTAAGAATATTTACGACAACGGAAACAGCTTGCAACAGTCATTCATAGTCAATTGGTTGGTTGAGCCTAACAAAGACCGTAAGGACAAGTTAGGGCGTCGCAATATGCCATACTCGTCCATTTATTGGGTTGAAGGTAGCAACAGCGATGAAGTGCTGTATCATGGCGGATTTGAAGAGTGGCCAATTCCTATCGCTCGTCATACGTCGATGGACCTAAATGGTTACGGTAAGGGTGCCGCATGGTTTGCCCAACCAGATTCACAAATGCTACAGAAATTGGAGTTTGATTATCTAACAGCCGTTGAGTTAGGCGTTAAGCCTCCAATGCAAGCACCATCTGATGTCATTAGCACGGTTAACTTATATCCGGGTGGCATTACAGAGATTGAGGGGCAACATAAAGTTGAACCGATGTTTGCAGTTCAGTCCAATTTGCAAGATATTCAAAACAAGATTGCAGTTACAGAGGATTCAATCAAAAGAGCCTATAGTGCGGATTTATTCTTGATGTTAGACCAAATCGACAAGGGCCAGATGACGGCTCGTGAAGTTATGGAACGTACTCAAGAGAAATTGCAACAGTTAGGCCCTGTGGTTGAACGGCTGCTATCTGAATTTTTGAATCCAATTATTGAACGTGTGTATGCGGTCCTAGATCGTGCCGGTGTGTTCCCACCTGTTGAGGATGAGGAACTTCTAGACCAATTAAACGGCCAAGAGGTGAAGATAGAATACATCTCACCATTGGCCCAAGCGCAAAAGATGAGTTCCTTGGTGAACATTGAACAGTATTTTGCGTTCATCATGAGTTTGGCACAGGCTAATCCTAACATCGTTAACAAATTCAACTTTGAGGAAGCGGCTAATACATACGGAGTTAACTTGGGCGTACCAGCTAAGATTATTCGTTCCGATGATGAATATCAAGAAATCTTAGCGCAACAAGCACAAGCACAGGCTGAACAGGAACAGCAACAACAACTTATGCAAGCGGCTCAATTGGCACCGGGAATGGCGCAAGCAGCTAAGCAAGCAACAGACGCCGCCAATGATGGCAACCCTGCATTACAGAGTTGGCTAGGAATGGACGGTGTTTAGATGAAAACAATTAAAGATTATATGCAAGAGCGAGATATGCAGGCTCTTAACCACGTACTTAGCACAGAGCTAGGTAGGTGGTTTTTTTGTCGGTTAATGGATCGTTCAGGCATATTAAAGCAATCTTTCACTGGCAACAGTGAAACATATTTTAACGAAGGAAAACGCAAGGTGGGGCTGTTATTCCATGGGGACCTAAACAAATTAGGCGTCGATGGCGTTAAACAGTATCACCAAGCACAGCTCGAATATATTGGGCAACAAGAATATTTTAATAATTTAGTCGAAAAGGAGACACAAAATGGTTGAAGAAACTATGGGTGCTAACAATAACATGACTGGCAATGAATCGGGCGCAAATCCGGACCTAAACAATCCTACGCCACCTACTGAACCACCTGCTAATCCAAATGGTGAAGGTAGTAATCCATCTGTACTAGGCGGTGATAATACACCACCTACTGAACCAACGGTTTATGACTTCAAAGAGGTATTCCCAGAAGGTACTGAGCTTGATGAAACTGTATCTGCTGACTTTAGTAAGTTACTTAATCAAGTCGGTGCGACACAGGAACAGGCAGTTGAACTAGCCAAGTTTGGCAGTCAGTACGCACAGAATATCTTGACTGCTTATCAAGAACAGCAAGAACAAGCGCTTGTTGAAAAACACCAAGAGGATTATGAAAACGCCAAAAAGGAATTGGGCGGCAAATTCGATGAAACTGTAGCCCTCGCAGGTAAAGGCATCGAAGCACTAACTAAAGCAGTGCCGGAATTACGTCAATTGTTGGTTGATAGTCGCATTGATAACAACATCAACATGATTAAGGTATTTTCTGCTGTTGGTGAAATGGTTCAGGAAGACCCGGGGGTGGGTAATTCTAAAGGCAGCCACGAAATTACAAACGAACAACAATTGGCTGAATCTATTTATGGCGATATGAAGAAATAAGGAGAAATTAAATGGCAATTGGAACATTAAATCCTACTCTACTTGATGTAGCACAACGTGTAAAAGGTGATGGTCATCTCGATAAAATTGTTGAAATGATGAACCAAACAAATGAAATTTTAACTGATATGACAATGCTTGAAGGTAATCTTCAAACTGGTAATATGACTACTATTCGTACTGGTTTACCAAAGGCAACTTGGCGGTTATTCAACAGCGGTGTAAATCAAGACAAATCCAAAACAGCACAAATCACGGATGCCTGCGGTATGCTTGAGGCTTATGCAGTTGTTGACCGTAAATTGGTGGATATTTCTAACAATGCTGCTGAATTCCGCTTACAAGAAGATCGTGCATTCTTGGAATCTATGAACCAAGAAATGGCATCTACTTTATTCTATGGTTCTAAATCTGAACCTGAAAAATTTATTGGGTTAGCACCACGTTACAATGATAAAACTGCTCGCTCCGCTGAAAACCTTCTTGATGCAGGGGGTACCGGTAATCAATTGACTTCTATTTGGCTTTGCGTATGGGGCCCTAATACTATGTATGGGTTCTATCCTAAAGGTGGTAAAGCTGGCTTCACAATGGAAAATGATGGTGTAGTTGATGCACTTGATGGTGAAGGCAAGAAGTATAAAGCATATCAAACTCATTATTCTTGGGATTTGGGTTTAACAGTCCGTGACTGGCGTTATGCTGTTCGTATTGCGAACATTGATGTATCTAAACTTACAAAAGATGCATCTGCAGGCGCTGACCTTATCGACTTGATGATTGATGCGGAAGAAAAAATCCCTAACCTTGGTATGGGTCGTCCAGTTTGGTATATGAACAAGACTGTTCGTGGTTTCTTACGTAAACAACTTAACAAAGGTCACCAATATCAAACTGCAGCAGGTAAAGAACCGGGCAAAATCGTTGTTGATTTCAATGACGTTCCAGTACGTCGTACTGATGCATTAATTATTGGTGAGCAACAAGTTAAATAATAGGGGGTAACCAAGTTATGATGATCGATAAAGAAAATGTATTTTTCTGGAAGAAGGCTATTACAGCTAACACAAACTCTGAAGTAGTAATGAATGGTGAAGGGGGCGACGCTGTTGTCGCTCCTTGGCTTGTCATTCGTATTGATGCAGATGTAACCGGTACAGGTTTATTCAATGTCTATACTTCCGACAAGGAAAATATGGCTGATGCTAGATTATTGACCGGTGTTACGCTTCCTGCTAATGCTAAAGCAGGCGAAGAACGTGTAATGCGTATTCCGACTGGTGCGAAAAAGTTTATTCGAATCAATGCTAATAATATGACTGCAGGTACAATTACCGCATTTCTCACATTTGATACGAATATTGCTCGATAAGGTGGTGTAATTATGTTAGTAACAACTAAACAAAAAATGTATCTAACTATGCATGGCCTTGTTGATAAAGGTGAAACAATTGATATTCCGGAAGATGTAATTAATGATTTCGGAAAAGATTGTTTTGAATTTGTAGGTGAAGTAACGCCTAAAGGTAATGAAACAGAGCCGGGTGACAAGAAACCATCTGATGAAAATACTGGCGACGAAAATCCACCAGATGAAAACACTGGTGATGAAAAGCCTAAGAAAACAAGCAAAAAGAAAACCGATACTACGGAAGAATAAGTGACAATATGAGGGGTGCTTATGCATCCCTCTATTACCATATAGGGGGAAACATGACACCTACGGACATTTGTAATCAAGCACTTGCATTAATTAATGCAGGACTGCTTTATTCATTTGAAGAAGAAACCGAACAAGGTCGCCAATGCCGTATGCAATATGCCCCAACTAGACAGTTGGTATTGCGACAATTCGAATGGAATTTTGCTCGCAAAAATGAAAGATTGGTATTGTCCGCTCATAAAATTAATGGGTGGAATTATGTATATGCGTATCCGGAACAATGCATTCGGATATTAGGTGTTATTCCACAAGGCGATCGCTTTCATGCGGAATCGCAACCGGAATACAACATATTTAA